GACGATAGCTGTTCCCATGTATGTCAAATTCCAACAGTTCGTAGATTTCACCAGTCGCGTCGACCCAAAGTACATTAAAATCTCAGAATTTCAGGGTGTTTAACAATGCTTGAGATCATCTTGAAATAACTGTCATCAGGAGCATGATCTGAAAAAGAGTAAGTATGCATTGTTTTAAATATAGTGAAATCTACTTGACGTAAATGAATAGGGTCACTGGACATGTAAGATTTATGATTTGAAATGTACAAAGTATCATACAACTTATCATGATTCTCGATTAACATATTGTCTATTGAACTAGTTTTTGACAGAAGACTGATGACACATAAATAATTGGATATCTCATTAAAAGTAAAAGACAATAAAGACTTATTTAAATGTTTGGTGACGTCAAATTTAGCAGCATCAAAGACTCGAAATCTTGAGGCATCTGAAGTATGAAAATAACTTCTCTCAATATCTTCAATTTTCATTTTAACTGGATTAGATGTGATTTTGATCTTAAATTGTATTTTAATTATAAAAAAAGAATTGTCATCCAAAAGGATTGGATAATAATCAAAAGTTTTGATACACAACTCATAAACTTCGCATGAACTGGGGTTGTCACAAGAAAGTTTATAGTTTATTACTTCATCATTTATAACATTACTGATAGATCGCTTCATTCTAGAATAACTAGAATTGAGAAGTGAATAATTCTCTTTTTGCTTTTGCTTCAACTCTAAAATTATACCTGAATTATGATGCAAATCAAACACACTAGGGTTGTGTGAACGTATTTGATTCATGATTCTATCTCTAATAGACAATGATGGGCTTAAATCACTGATGCTTTCATAGTGATGATAACTGGAATAACTTCTTCTTCTGCCAACTGAAGATGCCATCTCACTGATGTATGAATTAGAAGAGGCTCTACGACGACCAAATCCCAATTCTTCTAAATAAGTAAACTTTGGTTTACGCTTTCCTAAACACAATAATAAACCACCAAACGCTATTTCACTGATACCATCGAAAATATCTTCCTGAGTAATTTTTCCTAATGCATCAACCATGATCCCTGTAAGAATAAAACAAAATCCTAAGATTGGAAATTGCAAAACGCAAATTTCTCCGACAAAAGTAAAAATGTCGCCAAGCAAATGGTAAAGTGACGTCGAGCTTCCGGCTTTTTTGATGTAACTTTTATCCAAGAAATCACAAAACTTCTCCAAATCAGATAATCTCTTGTCGAAATTATTCATCATGTCAGAAATGACATTATTCGTTTGGTAAACTAGCTCCAATTCAGACTCATAGTTTAATAACTTGCCCACAATGTTCATTGTAGTGTTTAGATTTTCAGGCAGCACATATGCAGTAAACTCTTTGACCTCAAATGATATAATTTTCATTTCATTGAGAACTTCATCGCCTGAGGACTGTTCTAAGTAAATTATATCTACAGGTCTGTTAAAAGGCAAAAATAGAATAGGAGGGGAATCAATCTGGGTTATAGAATAATCTTCAACATGATGCTTACAAGAAAGGAGACAAGGATGATTTTTACCTTCAACTACTTCATAGAGATGACGATAATTAACGAAAAAGGTTAAGATACTTTGATTACTTAATTTTACACAAGGTGACTCATCAAACATCATTTCAAAATTAGAAATTGGAACATCCCAATAAAGATAATTTTTTCTTTCAGTAAAACAGCCATTCGCTTCAACATAATGAAAATTATCATTAGCAGAATACAAAATGTCGCTATAATTGACATAAGATCGAAAAGGAGTATTTAATTTAAGAGAATGACAATGTGCTTGAATAGCACTTAAATAAGCATCATTATCGTAAAATCTACTTCTAATACCGGGCCAAGTTTTGTCGTTAAATTTAGTCTTAGATGACGAGCGTTTGCCTTCGCAAATAAAAGATGTGAATAAACATTTAACGTCTTCAATTAAAACAAACTCTTCTGATGTTAAACATTTCTTCATTTGAACACCATCAAAATCTTCACTTAAAGTTAAGTTGCCAGAAAGCTTTAGAGTCTTACCATTATATTCGAATTCACTTGTAAATTTAGGAGACACGACACCCAAATATTCTATACTCTCAGAAATAATTTTAAAAGAAAGCACTGGAGAACAATTACTATAAAACAAATGATAAAGATCACCTTCATTCTCACTAACCATAGATAATGCTTGAAGTTTTGGATGTTCATCATATAACTCAATTTCACTTAAACCGAAGAAATACACTTGCTTCTGAAAATTATCTTTCTTATTTATCGATTTCAAATCAACATACTTAAAATCTTTGTACTTTAGGGAATAAATGGCTTCACAGATTACTTTTTTAGTGTTACCATTTTTGTCTGTTACGTTAAGCAAAAACATATTATCCGGGTTCCCAAAACTATTACATTGAAAATAAGAAGTAAAAGCGTTACTAATGATAGATGAATTAGTTTTTAATTTTGTCTCTACATCACAAACAATAGGAGAAATGAATCTATCTCTTTCGCCATAAGTAAAATTCCAACCGACAAATTGTGTTTTCAAAGATGGGGAAAACAAATCATGAGGGTACTTATTCAAAAAGATTCTATGATTTGGGAAATGAATTGAAATGTTTCTTTGATAACTTAACTCCATTTTTAAAGATTTGACTCTTGCTACATCTTTTTCCAGAGAAGAAATACTTATCATAGCATTTAAAACCAATCGATGTAAGCTGCTTACTAAATTTTTCTTTTTTGCAAGTTGTTTCGATTCCCATTTATTTAGGGAGTCATTGATCATATTTAAATTATTCATACTTATAGCATAACGAAAATATTTTCTCATATTTAAATTATCTCGATTCAAGTAACCGTCAATACTATTAAATATTAAATTGGAGGAAACAGAAAAGTAATTAGCATCACCTTCAAATTTGATAGAGGTCGGTCTAAACTCAATATTAAGATTAGAATCGTCAAAACTAAAGTTATAAACATCAATCATTATTTCATTAAAGGACTGAGAAATCCTTAACAAAATGTCAAATTCACAATTTTCATCAATTATGACATCTGAATTGCCTGATAAAAAAGAGAAACTGTTTATGATTGGAACAATATACATAAAATCATTAATACGAATTGAAATTTTATTTTTTAGCTTGCTAATTGTTGCTTTTGTTTTACTTTTATCATAGCAAATTAATTCATCAAAAACACCTGACAATATCCAATATTTAGGAATACAATTAAAACTAAACTGGAACCGTCCGAAGTCACAATTTTTAGCATCAAAAATAGTCTTGTTAACGCCTGAGCATTCACTAAATCCAAGAAACAAATTGTTTGGAGCAACTGTTTTAGTAAATAGACTTCCTTGCCAGTAATTAGCACTGATAAAAAATAACCGTCTTTTTGATTCTTCAATTTTACTTTTAACTTTAAGCACGTCTGAAGATTGGTTTAAGTATTCGCTCGTGTAGCCTGCTGCTTCCATCTGTTTTTGCCATTGTTCTAGTTGTTGTATTTTGGTTTCATAATTCTGAGACAAAAGGTATTTGAGGACTTGTCCTGGATCCATCCCTGTTCAATTTAAAGACATGGAAAAAAACTT